AATTTTCTGGACTATAAATAGATAAAGCTAAACTAGAACTTTCATTCATCATTGTTTCATTTAAAACAACGCCAACTTTATCAGCTAACGCTTTCGCTTGGTCGAAAGTACGATAAGATTTTAAACCTAATCTTAAAGTTTTCATTTTGCCCTCAACATAAGTATACATCTCTTGATGTTCTTTAATTACATTGTCGGCACTACCATTATACATCTTAAAAAATTCTAAAGTGTTTTCATCAACTTTAAAATTTCGTGAGTGACAATAAGAACTACCAATGACCCAAAGTTTAAAATCATTATCCCACTTTTGGACAGGCTTTTGTATAGATTGATCTTCGTTAGATGAATTGTTGAAACCCAAATATTTATTTACTGCGCTTTCATCATTGTAATATTTTGGATTTCTTTTTGAATAATCATCATTAATTGATAAATGATAATCGGGATTAAGACCTTTTGCTTTCATCTCATCTCGATAATATGCTCTTGCAAAGTTTCGACCCATGTCAAATCTTACATGGATTTCATTATCGATTTGATATTCTCGACCCTCGCTATCAATTTCCATAGTAGGTCTGCGAATATAAAAACAATTATCTTCATACAACTCACCACCTGCACGATTATATTTTTTAATCATTGATCTAATCGTATCTATGTCCTCTTGTGGTTGATGATACCTTACAACTTTTTCAATCTGTTCTTTTGCTTTTTCACGCATAAGATCATATTGTTTTTTTGCATCAATCAATTTATCTTTTACCTTATCTTCATAAAAAGATTGAAATTGATCTGCAACCACTTTTCGCTTTTCTGCGTTAAGTGTTATTTTCTTTTTTTCCATAAGTTATCCTTTCTGTTATGTATGGGAATTTATTTGATTTGTTTTAAAAAAGCAAATTTTTTTTTCATAAGCTTGTCTTAAATAATCGTAGATTATTTAAGACAAGCTAGTGTTCCTCGTTTCTAGTTTAGAATAATTCTAAATTAAAATTTTTGTTTTTTTAGGGTGGGAGGGCCCAAAGTTCACAAGCTCTCGGGCGGGAGGGCCCAAGGGTCTCAAGCAACATGCGACATTCTGCGCATTGCAATTGAGCTCAAGCTGGGATATTGTGGGATCAACAGAAAGGATAACTTATGGCAAAAAAAGAGTTTAAACCTGAGTACCAGCCAGGCGGCGCGAAGCGTCATGTAATAATTGATAAGGCTGTAAAGTACTTAGTAGAATTTCCTGGTCTACAGTCCGATAAAATGCATTTCTTACTGGATGAGATTGGACTATCAACAACAGAATACCTGGAGGCTCTTAACAAGGCCACCAACGGTGAGTTGGTTAAGACAGCGCTGGGAGACTAGCGCTGATCCCTGGTCCATTGATACCCGTGATTATTCCGTGGCCACGTTGATGGACCTGGGATCAGTAGTCGCCAGTGGGTTGGATGGTTAACCTTTAACCCCGCTACTGATCTTTATCTTTTCTAAAGGGCTCGAGCGTGAAAGCGCTCAAGCCTTTTTAGATTATATAAAAGGGTGGGCCCTGAGGGCACAAGCAGACAAGCAAAATTTTTTGATTGACATCAAGCCTGGGACCTGCTAAGATGGGAGATTATGGGACGAGTAATAAGAAGCAAACATAACAACTTATTAAATTATTTTTTATATAGTGACAGCGAGTTGTCACCAGCATATGTTGCAAAATGTAAAAAATTTTTTAAAGAAATAGAAAAGAAAAATGAAAATAAAAGAAGCAGAAAAAATTACACACACATTAAGCAAGCCAGGCAAAATGCCTGGATGGGCGTATAGTACACCAGCACACGAATGCAAAACAGGGACAAAGCTGCGCAATATTCCTGGCTCGGTTTGTTTTAATTGTTATGCATACGAGCGCGGGCGGTATAGATTCCAAAATGTTAAAGATGCACAATACAAAAGACTGGCAGCGCTCAAGCACCCGCAATGGGCGCGAGCCATGGCAGTGCAAATTAATTCAAAAAAGGTCAAATATTTTAGATGGCACGATTCAGGCGACGTCCAGAACCTGGACCATTTAAGAAAAATTTTTGAAGTGTGCAGGTTAACGCCTGAGATCCAGCACTGGATGCCCACGCGCGAAGCGTGGACGAAGGACTACCTGAACGAGTGTCCAGAAAATTTAATAATAAGATTCAGCGCGCCTATGGTTGATCAGGCAGCGCCTGCGAGCTGGCCGCATACGTCGACAGTGTCAACAAAACCTGAAGCGCGGACATGTCCAGCACCAGATCAGGGCAACAGCTGCGGCAGCTGCAGGGCCTGTTGGGATAAGACAGTAAAAAATATTTGTTATGGGGAACACTAATGGAAATAATGATATTAAATATAATTTTAATAGTTTGTTTATTTGTAGACTAATGTCTTTTGTATTCAAGCATCCAAAATATTATAAAGAGCTAAGAGCTAACAGGCAACAGGCTACAAGCCTTGAGTCGTCAGGCAACGGGCGGGTGGGCCCCGAGCCAACAAGCTCAAAACGTAAAAATTTAATTGTTGACTCCAAGTCACAGGTGGGATATTCTGGGATTAGGGCTGCAGCGGGAGACCCTGCAGTAATCGGTACAGGTGATGCCCCACTTAAGGGGCCGCTCAACGCGAGCCGCCGAGACCCTGAGAGCGATTGCATCGTAAAAACGTCCGGAGGGGATGTGACCCGGAGCTCTCAGGGTTATGGTCCTTCTAATAATCCAAGAGACACAAGCACTCAAGCGGTCAAGCGGGAGGGTGGGCCCGCAAGCGATCAAGCATCAAGCGGTTCACGAATCAACAAGCGTTGAATGTGGTCCCAATCATCAATTGCGAGGGAAGGTGTTTCACGATGGTCGGTCAGTAGACCGGGGATCGCTGTACTCTCATAAAGTTTTATGGCTCCGAGAGAGGCGTCTCGGAGCAAGATAAAATTACGCTGTGTTCTGGTCAAATGAAACATTTTTTGGTGGGGTGAAAAGTTTACTTTTTTGGTCTTTGTGACTTTGAGTTCAACCATAAAAAAACCACAAGAATCGTGATAACCAATAAGATCTGGCACACCAAAGGACGCCCAAGATTCCAATCTTGTCCACTGGATTTTAGGTGTATTTTTCTTAATTAATTTCCAAAATTTAGACTCTGGTTTCACCGGAATTCCTACTTGCTAACTACTACATCTTGTACTAAATTACAAGCATGACACAAGATAAAAAACTCACAGATAAACAGAAAAAATTTGCAGAATTAGTGGTTTATAATGAGGGTCGTATGTCCCCAGCAGAGTGCGCATACGAGGCCGGATACAAAACTAGACCCAGACAGTCTGCTTCTGAGATGAGAAATCCAAAGTATTTTCCATTGGTGGTTAAATACATTGGTGAATTAAGAGCAGAAGTCCAAGAGAAATATGGTATAGATTTTGGTAGACACGTAGCCGAGCTGGCAAAGATAAGGAACGAAGCCTTGAAGAACAAAGCCTGGTCTGCAGCGGTGAATGCAGAAGTAGCGCGCGGTAAAGCCGGTGGTCTATATGTAGATCAAAAATTAGTTATGACTAGCAATATAGATAATATGACTTCAGATGAAATCAAAGACAGACTCAAAAGAATCTTAGATGATAACAAAGAAATTATAAATATTACGCCGGAAGATATCGAATTAGATAAAATAGAATTATCAAAAGAATCAGCCCCTGCGACTGATTAAATATATTATTAAACTTTTGCCAAATTCTTAGGCCGTTGTTTCTTATTTTTCTTATCCATTCCATAAGTTACTCCTTGTGGGTTAGGACCACTTCTTGGTGGTAATTGATTCCATTTTACGTTAGGCATATTTTTAGTCAAGGTTTTATTTTTCATTTATTTTTTCCATTTTTACTATACATCCAATTGGAAATACATTTCTATCACTAAATAATTCTTCGTTCTCTTCGTAACTTGCAAAAGTCCAAACGTATTTATTATTTTTATCAAATACATACGCGTGAGTTATCATTGTAGCGGGTATCAAACCATATGAGTCATGGTGTGTTGCATGCCCGGAGTCACCAGTCGGATCAATCCAGGTTATTTTGTAATAGTAATACCGCTTCTTGTTGATAACAACAGATTTGTATTTTGATTTTTTAGGTCGTCTCATATTCTATCTTATACTGTATAGTGAGATTTTTGGGCAAAAAAGTTTTTAAAAAAACAAAAAAGGTCGCGCGCGTCGAATACAGTACTGTGCCAGGCTGTGCCAAGACCCTTGGCACACCATTTAACCAGTAATACCAACGATAATAGCTCAATTTTACCCTGTGCCAAGTGTGCCAGAGGTTTTTTTTAATCACTGAAAAAAAAATTTGCTCAAATATTTGACTATACATTGGCACGATCCACTATTTTCCCTCATTCATACGTCTATAGAATTCAGTGCTTGCCATATTTGTGCCATTATTAATTATTTTTTTAACACCTAGCCCCTGTATTTCAAACGTAGCATACGGTTTCCATTGTTTACGAATCAGATTTAACTCTAAAATCAGATTCGACCATTGTTTGGGAGTTATGTTTTTCCCTACTATAGTTACCTTTTTCATAATCTATACACAATTTACCATCTAAGTGATCCATCTCATGTTGAACACATCTGGCCTCTAGATTGTAAAATGTTTTTTTCTCCTCCTTTCCATTTTCATCTTTGTACTTTAGAATGATTCTAATGTGTCTACTTACATCTCCAATTTTACCTGGAGCAGATAAACAACCCTCATTATCACGTAATGTTTCAATAGATTTCTCTACAATTTCTGGGTTAATAAATACTTTGTATTCACTTTGACTACGAGAACAATCCATAACAAACATACGCAATTGATAGCCAACCTGTATTGCAGCTAAACCTATGCCATGATGTTGGTACATAGCTTTTGCCATAAATTTTATGAGTCTATTGGTTTTATCATCTAGTGGAAAAGTAACGTCTTTACTTACAAATCTTAAAAATACGTCAGGATATTTTACCAATTCTACATTAAACATGGGACCTCCACGCTAGCTTTAGCCCCATGACCCAAGGGTTTATTAACTCTGTTTAAATGTAAGTGATCTAAATAATTCATTTTTGTCTGCTTTAATTACTAATCTTGCGGGATTGGAATCACCAATTATTGTGCTCTCCTGTATTTCTATTCTACGAACATCTTCTAAATGTCCAGACATAGTTTCAATATAAACAGGACAGTCAGATATCATTGTGCCTTTCTGCCCGTTAGTGAATTTCTCTAGAATCTCTTGTAAGTCTCTCAGTCTCATCTATTTTCCTTCCAATATGTTTTACTAATTCATACCATTTTTTTCTCCACACTTCTTTCATCTCACCACTGGTATTTTGATATGCTTTGTTTATGTTATCCAGTCTTCTCATCTCGATGTCTATAATACTCATCTACCCTCCTTAAAAAATTATGTTTATATTCCTGGAACTCGTTACCCTCAATAACAAACTCTTGATAATAATTATCTTTACTACACATCATTACAACACCTTTTGTAATTTCTGTTTTATAAATAAAATTATGTGCCATAGCATAAGCTGCTAACTGAAGACAATAATCCTCAATCCATTCTCTTTTCTTTGGCTTGTTTGTTTGTTTGAAGTCTATTATTGCGTCCTGGCCTTTGTGTATACCAACTAAATCTGTTTGGCCTGCATACAATCCAGGATAATATAATGTGCATTCTGTTCCATAATACTCTGAAACGTTACAAAGTCCTTGCTCAATGACTCGAAGAGCCATGTTGTGTGCCTGTTTACCTACTTCTGTCTCATCTAGGTAACCTTGTTTTAGAATATACATTTCAAGAATCTTGTGCATCGCGGTCCCCCGTGCTCCCGCCTGGTCAACGATCCGCGTTGCTTCGGCGTCGCCTTTCGACTCACGCCATCTTGCCAACGCTTCGCGCTTCTCGGCTGACTGTGTTGCTGACAATATTGTAGTCACCGATGGTAGTTTTTCTTTGTCATTAATATTATAATGACGTCTACCTTCTATTACTTCTCGTACCGTTTTTGGGTATCTATATTTATTATTTTTCTTCATTCTTTACATCCCATCTTGTTTAATTTGTATTTATTAACAAAATTTTCTTCAATAGATTCATCATATAAATCTAATATAGCTTGACACATATCAATACTAATTGCTCCTTTTTTATCATTAGCATCCCACGTGCAAAAAATTGTATTAACAGGAGTGTATCCATGTTTTACATTAATACGATCAGCTGACACATTTGTTCTTGTCTTTTTTTTAAGTCCTTTAATCATTGTCATTTTAACTCTTGTGTAAGGACATACCAATCCCCATTTTTTTTTCTGTTTTAACCAATGTTGCCACCATTCCTCCCATGTAAATTCAAAAGACAAATTTTTATATCTAGCATGTTTTCTAGATGAACCAAACAGAGCTCGCATATATCCATTTTCTGTATTCATATATTTATTTTGTTGTTTATTTTTTAAATGACGAGTTCTTTTTCTGTATTCTAAAACTTCTGGCACTTCTCCTCGCGGGACCCACACTCCTGGTGATACTTCGTAGTAAGGTTTTTTAGTACTATAACCTGGACGAGTTACGTATTTAATATTATATCCTAAACCTCTACCACCCATGATTATTCTAGACTCATTAATTGTTTATATTCTTGTAAATTTATTACTTTGTTATTCATAATAGTAAGTTTACGTTCAGAATAATGTTGTATAATTTTTTGTATTTGGGGTAACTTGACGTGACTCCAGGGCCAGATTAAACAACAAACATAAAATGCGTCTCGGTGACTACATCGCCAACGCCATTGTTTCTTCCAACCTACAGTGTATTTTGTTTTATATTTTTTCTCACCCACAGTTCCTACCCCTAAAATTTTATTTAACCACACCAACACAGATTTATCAGTCATTGCAATTTCGAGTCTTATCTGCCACGTTGGATATGCTTTTTTATTATTTGTTCTTTTACGATTGTATTGTTTATAAGATACACAACCTTCACCATCAAATAGTCCGGCTATGTATGCTCTATCACATTCTGGTATCATTACTCATCCTTATATAAAATTGTTTCTTTACCATCGTAGTCATAATAATAACCAGCGATTTCTTTTTTCTTTTTACGATTATATTTCTTTTTAGATTCTATTTTTCTTGGTTTGTACTTCGGTGTTCTAAGGTCTTTGGCTACAGGATTCTTCACTGTAGCCTCGCTCTCGCGGCCAACTCATCTAATTGTTCTAATGTTGGTTCCTCTAAATCTAACTCACCTTGTGATTTACATTCATCACACTGGACAATCATATCATAAACTTTGTTATATCCATTGCCCTTACATTTTGGACAAATGTATTTATGATTTGCTACTTTTATCTTTTCCATTTGCTTTTACACCTTTGTTATCTAAAAAAAATCTAATCAATCTTCCGATCATTTTAGATCTTGTTCTATTAGTTTTAGTGGCTAACTGACCTAATTTCTCCCAGTCTTCTTTTTGCACTGATAGAGATTTATATTTATTTGGATCTGCCATTTGTTTCCTTTCTTATATTTTGTCTTCTCATATATGGGAATTTACAATACAAAAACAAGTCTTGCAAGTATTATTTTTTTAATATATTGTGATTGTCTCTTCTCACACCTTTTGTTTGTTCGTCCCTTTCTTGGGACGGACAGACAGTTATGTGTTTAATTCAACTACAGGTTTTTTCTTTGGAACAATTATGTCCATTTCTAGACAATCGAATTTAATGTAAATGTTATATTCGTTTACACTTTTAGGACCCATCTGTTCAATTTTTTTATAAGATTCATCGTATCCACTCAACATACATTCATAAGAACTGTTAAAAAGATCAGGCCATTTGTAAGGCTCGATACAAGTATTTGCTGCTGCAGAGCAGATATATAATATTAATGTAAATGTTTTCATTACCGTCCTTGACCACGATATTTTTTAAAATTTTTTCGTTTTCTTTTGTTCATTTTGCAAAGACTGGGAAATCTTCCAATCGATGTTTTGTGATGAATGGGTTCGTGTGCTATAAAATCTTTAAATTTTTTAGCCATCGTCATCTCTCCATTCTTTAACAAATGGAGTCGCTCCTTCGGGTGCAGCAACAGCAGGAAGATAACTTATTTTACCATTTATATGTTGTTCTAAGTCAGCACCACAATCCATACATCTATAAAATTGTTTTGTTAATCCAACCAACATAGTAAACTGATTACATGTAGGACATTTTCCATTTACAATCTCAGCAGTCAATTTCATTCTAATATTAAAGCTTTGATATATTTTCTGCCTTGATATAATTCTATCTTTGCTTTACCCTTATAGCATTTATAAGATACAGATTCACTATATTGTCTCTCCGCGTGGCGCTTCCCGCGAAGGCACATAGCCATGTTATCTTGGATACGGTGTTCCTTGATCTCTCCGTTGACAAACATAAGCAATGCAACCACAGACTCAATCATAATACCTTACCTTTGTTCTCACCCTTTTTTACAACATACTTTTGTGTGCCGTGTTTACCAATCTCAACTTCTTTTTTTAATTCTTTTGAGAGTGTTCTTAATTTACTTGTTCTGTTTATCTCAGCTATGTAGTCTAAAATTTTTCTAGTTATTCGTCCCGTTGCCATTGTATCTAATCTCTCTGTTTGCATCTTTTAATTTTTCGATATCTGTCAAAACCTTATCCATCTGTTTTCTTAAAAACTCAATGTTCACTTTATTTAAAGCCATGTCTTCTACATGTTCGTTAATCTTATCCGTGGTCTTATAAAGATCTTCGATCATCATAAATTGTTCTGAGTCAGCCGGAAGCGAGCCGAAGTTGCCCCCTCGGCCACTTGATACGGAACTCCGTATTTTCGACCAATTCTTTTTCCATTAATT